CTGAACAACTTCTTCTTGAAAGTGCAGTTATTCATCTCACTCCTTATTATCAGAAGTGGATTGATACATGTGCTTCTAACCGTAAGTCGCCTGATTGGTTAGCACCTCTTCTGTGTGTTGGTGCAGCTAAGATGGCAGACATTACAATTAGAAACATTATGCGACTGTTTCTAACCAGGAATACTATCCAAAGTTTTGATGATACTATGGGTATTCCAAGTAATGCACCTGTTGCACAGCAAGTTGCAAAGCTAATTGCAGATGATGTTATTAGCATTGTATCTTATCAACAAGCAAAGAAGAAGTTCTCAGAAGACTGGCGTAAGCAATCCAAGTTCATTAAGAACTGGACAGTCAAGCGGTGCAAGGCATTTACTCAGAAGGTAGGTACACTACCAAAGCTAAAGTCTAAGGAGAAGGAAGACCTTGGACACAATATGCTTCGCATTGCACTATCTAGTGACATCTTGGTAAGTAGAGTACACTGGAATGGAAAGAATCGCAAGTCGTTGCTTGTCTGCTTTGCTCCCTGGATTCTCAAGGAACTTAGCAAGCGGCATGAATTGCTTGAAGCTGCGTGTCTAGTGTATCGCCCAATGATCTGCCCACCAATCAAGCACACTTCTCAAGAGGATGGTGGGTTCTTGTCTCCTTGGATTCGCAAGAAGATGATCAAGAGATATCATCCTGTTGGTGCTGATCCAAAGGATTGGGACTCAAGACCAAGTGAACTTGTGCTTCGTGGACTTAATGCTCTTAGCCATACCGAGTGGATGGTTAATAAGAAAGTCTATGATGTAATGAAAACCATGTTTGAGAATGATCATAAGCTTGCTAATCTGCCAGCTTATACATTCAAAGACTATGCATTTAGTCGGCCTTACCCGGAGGGAGGGACAAAGGAAGAGCAAGCTAAGTGGATGCAAGAATCCAATGAAGCTTGGGGTGAATGGTATAAGGAAGAACAATCCCGTAGTCGTATGATTGTACGTCTACAACTTGCTAAGAAGATGATGGATTGGGATTTCTTTTACATGCCCTATACTCTAGACTTTAGAGGCCGAGCTTACTCTGTTTGTGAACTGTTGTCACCACAAGGAGTAGACTTTGATCGTGGTCTGATTCAGTTTGCAATGCCACGCAAGCAAACAGAACGCGGTTTGTTTTGGTTGAAGGTTCACTTAGCTAACCTGTTTGATCAAGACAAGAAACCATTTGACCAAAGAGTTAAGTGGGTAGATGACAATATGGAAATGCTACTGCGTATTGCAGAAGATCCATACTCAAACAAAGAGTGGATTGATCCATCAAAGAAGAAGAACAAATCATTCCAACGCCTTGCAGCAATCTTTGAAATTGCCCGGAAGGATGGAATGACACAGCTCAATATTCAAATGGATGGTGCTAATAATGGTGGCCAACACTGGTCTGCTATTATGAAGAATCGTAAGCTGGCAAAGCTTACCAATCTACTCAACAGCAATGAACCAGAAGATCTCTATCAATATGTTGCAGACGCAAGTACTGAGTACATGAAGCAACATCCAGAGAATAGCTGGTATCAGGTGTTCCTTCTTAATTGGGATAATAAACTACCTAGATCTGTAACAAAGCGTCCAACAATGTGTGATGCTTATGGTCTTACATTCTATGGTATGCAGAAGTATGTCAAGCAAGAAGGACATGTGGACTGGGTTCCAAAGGAATCCAGGGGTGGTGCCGTAGTCGAACTGAGCCGAGCTATTCAAGCTGGTCTAGGTGAGACTATGGAATCACCCAACAGGGGTAAGGAATGGCTAAGAGAAGTAGCAGATATACTCAACGCTATGAATAAACCTTTTGTATGGACAACCCCCAGTGGGTTTGAAGTGCATCATGTTTACAACCAAGTACTAGAAAGGGTTTCCTATGCTGAACTATTCAACAGGCAACAGTTGGTATTCTCGACTGTTACAGAAGATCTTGATGGTAAAGCACAGTATCTCGCTATTTCTCCAAACTTTATCCATGCGCTAGATGCTGCCCATATGTTTATGACTATTGGCAGAATGCTAGACTGTGGTATGAATGCTTTCTCAATGGTGCATGATTCCTTTGGAACCTATGCTACTGACATTGATGAGATGCATCTACTATTGAGAGAAGAGTTTGTAAAGATTCATAAGGAGAATCAACTTGAAAAACTCAAGAAAGAAGTCGAAGAGAAATACGGCATTTACCTTCCCGACTGTCCAAAACCAGACGGAGAATTCAATGTCTCAGAAGTACTCGGATCTGAATACTTCTTTGCCTAAGAATGTAGTATATCCAGAAGATTCTTATCCACTGGTTATGATATTCTGGATTGATGCTGTAACTATTGGTGGTGAAGAATGGCTAGACAAGAGCAAGGCTCAGTCATTTAGCAAGTCTCCACTTCCTATCATGGTTACTGTTGGTTTTGTATTGCATGAGGATGAAGATCATTTTGCAGTAACAAATACTATTGGACCTGATGAAACAGCTCAGGTAAATAAAATCCCTAAGAGAATGATCATTGAGATTACGGATTTGAAAGATGGCAGAACAGAAGAACATAAGACGTAAAGATACTAAAGACTTTAACTATGACAAATACAAAGCCAAACAAGAAAAGAAACGGCGTGAGCAAGCCCGTAGAGCTGCGAGACAGAGGAAGCATTACACTTAATAAGTGGCAAGAGATGCACCTCAGAGGAGAGATTGATGTCTATGCTCCTATCCCCCAAGAAGATGGGGGCAAGCCTCTTCCTCCTCTAGCAGTTCAGTGGAAGAAAGATGCTAAAAGGAGATTTGGAAATGCGAACACTAGTAATCGGTGACTTACACTGTCCAGCAGTGCATCCTAATTATCTTGAATTCTGCAAAGCAATGCAGAAGAAATACAAGACTAATAATACTGTATTCATTGGAGATATAATTGACCACGAAGCAATCTCAATGCACGACAAGAACCCGGATCTACCTGGTCCGCTTGAAGAATACAAGGCTGCGCTGAAGGAAGTGTACTGGTGGTACAAAGCATTCCCAAATGCTACTGTTTGTATTGGCAATCACGATGCAAGAGTACATCGTAAGTCAAACAAGCATGGTGTACCTAGCATGTACCTCAAGTCTTTTTCAGAACTCTATAACACACCAAAGTGGAACTGGGTTATGGAAGTAGATTATGATGGTGTATTATATACACATGGTGATGGATGGGGCGGAATGTATCCATCATTTAATGCTGCAAAGGCTAGGCTACAGTCTGTAGTCTGCGGCCACCACCACAGCATTGCCAGTATAAACTGGATTAAAGGCCCTAATACCATGTATTTTGGTATGAATGTTGGCGCAGGAATTGATCAATCAAATCCTGTGTTCCAGTATTCTAAAGCACATCTGAAGAAAGCCATCATCAGTTGTGGTATTGTAATCGATGGCAAACAACCTTATTTGGAGATATTTTAATGAGTGAAACAGAAACACCAACTCAGCCTGAACAAGTTCGGGCGGTTCCTGTTGACGCTGTTGTAAATTATCTTGCTGATATTTATCGTCAGCTAGATGCAATTAGCTTCAACATTCGTAGCAACATCAACAACATTGCGCCTAAGCAAGAAGGAGAAACTAATGGCAACAGCCAAGAATAAGTATGCTAAGCCCTTTGTCACTGGGCATGTGACCGTCAAGTGGTCACACCTAATGACACCAGATGATAAGTTCGGAAACCCAAATCATTCCGTAACTGTGGAGCTAACTCCTGAGTTGCAGAAGCAACTTCAAGCATCTGTCAAGGAGCTAGGTGGTAAGAAGATCAACGGCCTCAAGGATGCCGATGGTACCAAGACCATTAAGTTCAAGAATGTACTCAAGGCCAAGGAAGGTATCAAGACTTTCCCATGCGTTGGCCCTGACAACAAGCCATCAGAAATGATTCCGTTTGGTACGGATGTAGTCCGAGTCAAGGTAACTCCTGCTCTGATTGCCCGTGACAATTCGGTTTCATTCTACATGGAATCAATCCAGCTAATCGAACGTAACTATGTTTCTGGTTCTTCAGAATTTACTGCGGTAAAGGAAGAAGCATCAATGGACATTCCGTTCTAAGGATTAACTCATGATGGAGTATAAGTTTCCTGTAAACCCAGTAGCTGCCAGCCGACCAAGAGTTGGCAAGTTTGGCGCGTATTTTACAGGGCCTTATAAGAAGTTCCGGCATCTAGCGGCTCAGGTTATAAACCAAGTCCTAGGCCGGAACTTCACTCCACTGAGCGGTAAGTTAGCTGTAGATATTAGATGCTATATTACAAGACCTAAAACAACGAAGCTAGAATACCCAAGGGCTGATGTAGATAACTACTCCAAAGCTATTCTAGATTCATTGAACGGGAAGTTGTGGGAAGATGATTCTCAGATATGGGCTTTGTTCATTTCAAAAGAATGGGCACCCAAAGATACAGAAGGCTACTTTACTGTAGCTGTAGAAACTATCAAAGATGGACATCGCTAAGTATCGTGATATCGCTTACGAAGAATACCAGAACTCAAGTCAACTAAGAAACTACAACCATGTGTCAATCGTGGTTGCAGATAATCGTATCGTTGGTATTGGGACCAACAAGAGAAAGACCCATCCTCTAGCCATGAAGTATGGCTACAGGAACTGCGAACTCCACAGTGAACTCGATGCGCTCTTGAAGGTTCCCAAGAACCAACAATCCGATCTTGTGTTGATTAATTTCAGGTTTGGTCCAAAGGGAGATATGAAGCTATCCAAACCATGTGCCAAGTGTTTGCCCTGGTGTATTAATACATTCGATGAAATCTATTATTCAATCCCCAACGGACTAGTTCAGTTGGATTATTAGGCCAAGGAGAAAATATGCTTATTGAAGTCAGTTTAATTTTGTTTGCGTTATTTGCTGTATGCACTACTGTTTATCTGTATCAGGTTACCAAGCGTATCCGTCAGATTAACAATGAGCTTCGTACACAGAATGATATCAACTCTAGTGAGTTTGATGCTCTATATTCGCGTGAATATAATAAGGCAGAAGATTTTCGTTCTATAACAAGACTTGTTGATGCACTCAGTGAGCGTGTCTACAAGCTAGAAACAAAGCGCAAGCGTTAACGTAGGGGAGAAATCCCCTACCACAGAAGGGTGGCTGAAATAGTTAGAGCGCATGCCTTATAAGCGTGAATATGTGGGTGCAACTCCCGCCCCTTCTATTAGGCCGAGTGTTAACTTGGCCTGTTTTTATCTCAAAAGGAATTTTATTATGCCTAACTGGTGCGAAAACGAAATTACTATTAGTGGAAATACACAAGAACTAAAGCGTTTCTTAACTGACTGTGGCTACTTTGATGGTCAACAGTTTAGCTTTCAGCGGCTAAAGCCTATGCCTGAAGAGCTAAAGAATATTGAGCACTACTATGTAGAAGGTGGTGAACGATATGAACGGAAGATTGGAGAAGGTGAAACCGCAATCCTTTCAGATTCAGAAGTAAAGAATCTAAAGGCTAAGTATGGTGCTGTATCTTGGTATGATTGGAACATCAATAACTGGGGAACCAAGTGGGATGTTGGTGCTGATGCCAATTGGAGTTGTAGATCTGATGAATTCCTAAAAGAAGCACTAGAAGAAGATTATATGGATATTTATGTTAACTTCGATACTGCTTGGAGTCCACCAGAAGAACTCTATAAGTTTCTGGTCAAGAAGTACGAACTAGACTTTGATTGGTTTTACAAGGAGCCTGGTATGCGATTTGCAGGATGGTTAGGAAGCAATGGCTGATCTAGAAGATGACGTTGATCCTGGTGCTTATGACAACGAAGGTTATGTAACAATCGTTGTTCTTAATGATGGCCAGACTTACACCGATGTTCATGGATGTGAACTTATGGTTGTAACAAATAAAGAGTATTATGATGTTTCTATAGGTGGAGGCGATGCCTCTGATTTTAATCCCGTAGTAAGAATTGTACTAAGTAATATAATTAAACCATGAAGAAATCAATTGCTAATAAGTGGGTCAAGGCCCTTCGTTCCGGTAAGTATACGCAAACAAAGAATAATCTTACCGATGGTGTAGGTCATTGTTGCCTTGGTGTACTGTGTGAACTGTACATCAAGGATACAAAGGATAACATCAAGGATGGTACTTTATATGATGATGAATCAGAAGTACTACCACAATGTGTTATAAGTTGGGCTGGGATGCAATATAAAGCCAGATTTGGGGATTCATACGATGCGTGTGGTGCTTTTACTATTGATGACAAGGAAATTTGTCTGGCTTCTTGGAATGATGGCCAGTCCCGCCCATTTATCAAGAACCACAAGGTAGTTAAGGGTACTTTTGAAAACATTGCTAATGTAATTGAAAAGTACTACGACAAGATTTAAAATCCCCGAGAACAGTAGCCCAATGTAGAGGCAAGCAGACAATGCACCACAGTGTGGGTTCAAGTCCCACCTGTTCTCATTGTATCTCCATAGCTCAACTGGATAGAGCAACAGCCTTCTAAGCTGTAGGTTGCTGGTTCAAGTCCAGCTGGGGATGTTTAACAACTAACTAGAAAGGAAACTACAAATGTTCAGTGCTGATTGTATGTTAATTTGTTTTGTTGCATTAGGAATAGTTGGCGGTTTGGTTTATCTTGTAGAAAAGTTTTTTGATATATTCATGCCCAACAAAAAGTAAACACCAGGCTTCGTGGCGGAACAGGCAGACGCAGCAGACTTAAAATCTGCCGCCCTAAACGGCGTGGGGGTTCGATTCCCCCCGAAGTCATGCGCCCCTATAGCTCAGCTGGTAGAGCAGTTGACTTTTAATCAATAGGTCGTAGGTTCGATCCCTACTGGGGGCATTTATGGATATTTATGGAGGTCTTTATGGATACTGAATCTAGAGTAATTAATCGTAAGCGTTGCCCAGCTTGTGCAGCTAAGGGTAACGACACATCTGGTAACAACCTTGCAGTATATGATGATGGACATAGCTATTGCTATGCTTGCAAGTTTTACATTAAAGGAACAAAAACAGAAATGACAACTAAAGTTATTGAAACACCTGTGTATGCAAATGAAACATTCCGTACCGGCCAAACAGATGCTCTACCGCATCGCCGGATTACTGAGAAAACAGCTAAGCAATATGGCTACCTGACTGGTGTTAATGGCAGTGAGATTGAAAGCTTTTACAATTCACAGGGAGAACTTCAGGCTCAGCACATTCGATATGATGGAAAGAAGTTTGCTTGGCTAGGTGACACAAGCAACCTACAGTTCTATGGCCAGCATCTATTCTCTGCTGGTGGTAAGCGTATCTGCATTACTGAAGGTGCAATTGACTGCCTTACTATGGCTCAGGTATTTGACAACAAGTATCCTGTTGTCTCTGTACCCAATGGTGTTAACTCAGCAGTCAAGGCTGTAAAGGATAACTATGAGTTCATCTCTTCGTTTGAAACTATTGTACTATGCTTTGACATGGATGACCCTGGCCAGAAGGCTGCGCGTGAGGTTGCGGAAATTCTTCCGCCCGGTAAGGTAAAGATTATGACCCTTCCACGGAAGGATCCAAATGAGATGCTGGTTAATGCTGAGACTGCCCAGTTGCTACAAGCTTACTGGAATGCTAAGGCATACTCACCAGACTCCATCCTTCATGTCAGTCAGGTTGTATCTGAAACATCAAAGCACAACAACGATGTCTATGAGTATCCTTGGGATTCTCTAACTACATTTATGATTGGTCAGGACTCGGGTAGACTAAACCTCTGGACATCAGCAACAGGTCACGGTAAGTCTACAATTATCCGTGAACTAATTATGGATCATCTAAACCATGACCGTAATGTTGGTGCTGTGTTCCTTGAGGAGTCTCCTGAACAAACTGTAGATGACCTAATCTCTTCTAAGATTGGTAAGCCAGTACGGAAGATTATGTCACAGCGTCAGCTTAATGAACTAAGAAAGAAGAACAACAAGCCTACCGTTGATATGGTAGAGGATAACCTAACAGATGAAGAATACACAACCGCTAAGTCTGAAATCTCTGGTAAAGCTCTTTATCTTTATGACCACATTGGTAATGCTAACATTACTAACATCATTAATCGGCTTGAGTATATGGCTGTTGGTCTTGATTGTCGTATTATCATTCTTGATCATATTACCCTTCTGGGCAATATGCTCCTATCTGCTGGAACGGATTACGGCAATGACGAAAGGCTTGTGCTTGATTCGGTAATGAAGAAGCTACGGGAACTGGTTGAGCGTACTGGAGTTACTATCCATGTTATTGCCCACATCAAGAAGACAGACAAGAATGTAGACGAGGGTGATCGTATCAATCTCAATGACCTTCGTGGCTCTGGCTCTCTTGCCCAGATCTCTGACAATGTATTTGCTCTTGAGCGTAATGCTCAGCACCCAGATCCTCTTATTGCAAACACAACTAACATTCGTGTGCTAAAGAATCGTAAGGGTGGCCGTCGTGGTATCTCTACCGCACTGTTCTACAACGACCAAACAGCCAAGCTTATGGATGTACCATTCGTTGTAACACCGGAAGGAGAAGTAATTTATCGCCATGAAACTACTAGCATTTGACATTGAAGCCAACGGTCTTAATGAAGTGATCGCTGGCAAGAAGAAGACTTATATCAAAGAAGGCAACAAGATCTGGTGTCTTTCAATTGTTGATATTGCTACTGGGGATTCATTCCTATTTGAGCAAGACAACCTTGAAGTTGGTATCCAGATGCTTCGTGAAGCAGATACAATTGTAGGCCATAATGTTTATGGCTTTGATATTCCACTGATTGAGCGATTGTATGGTCCTTTAAACAAGGATCCATTTACTGGTGTAATTGATACTCTTATTCTAGCCAGAATGATGTATCCAGAAACACCACCAACAGCTGACCAAAGTAACTCCCTCAAGTCTTGGGGTGAATACCTCAAGGAAAGCAAGGCTGATTACCAAGGTGGTTGGGAATCATACTCAGAAGAAATGGGCAAGTATTGCCTACAGGATTCTGTTGTAACTGCTAAACTCTACAACCACTTGACTAGTTCTAAGTATTGGGAAACCTACTCAAGAGCTATCAAGATGGAGCATGTTGTTGCCGACATGATCTCTAGTCAGATAGAGAATGGATTTGGTTTTGATCTTGATAAAGCAGAAGCTTTTGAAATGGAACTGTTGATTGAAAAGTCACAGATTGAAGATGAAATGCGACGCATCTTCCCAGACAAGATCATTAAGCGAGTCTCTGAAAAGACTGGCAAGCCACTAAAGGACAAGGTTGAAGTATTCAATCCTGGTTCAAGACAACAGATTGCTGAACGTCTACAAGAAAAGTATGGATGGCAACCAACAGAGACAGACAAGGGCAACCCAAAAGTTGACCACGATGTTCTATCTCAACTGGAATATCCAGAAGCTAAGACACTATACAAGTACTTTGATCTTATTAAACTAATGGGTCAAGTATCTGATTGGGTTAGCCGAGCCAAGACAAGTCGAGATAACCGTATTCATGGCTATGTAAATATCCTTGGTACTGTTACTGGCAGAATGTCTGCTAAGGAACCTAACATGCAACAGGTTCACTCAGATCCACGCGCCCGTGCTTTGTTCAAACCACGGGATGGATGGGTCTTGGTAGGCTCTGACCTAAAGGGTCTAGAGCTTCGTATGCTGGCTCATTACCTACATCCATATGATGGTGGCACCTATGCCAAGGAAGTCTGTGAAGGCGATGTCCATACCCACAATCAAAAGGCTATGGAACTAGAGTCACGGACTACTGCCAAAACTGCTATCTACTGCTTCCTTTATGGTGGTGGTGATGAAAAGTTTGGTAAGACCATTGGCTGCTCTACTTACAAAGCAAAGCAAGTAAAGAACAAGTTGCTATCCAACATTCCTGGATTGAAGAAGCTAATTGATCAGTGCCGTTTCTCTACCCTCAATGATGGTGTTGTCAAGCCATTTGGTTGGCGACCCATTCCTGTTCGTAAGGAACATGCTGGTCTTAATACGCTATTGCAATCGTCTGGTGCTCACATTGCCAAGGCTTGGGCCTGTGTTGCAAACCATAGATTGCAACTAGAAGTAGGTCCATCCAAGTTTGCTTGGGTTGCTTCAGTACATGACGAACTTCAGCTAGAGTGTGATCCAGAGTATGCCAACAAGATTGGTAATATAATCTGTGAATCAGCAACTACGGCAGGAGAACTAATGAAGTGTAACTGTCTAATTGAAGCAGAGTACAAGATTGGAAACAACTGGTCGGAGACACACTAATGACAGATGCAGTATACTTTATGAGACAAGTAAACGAGTTTATAGCAAACAACCCAGATCATCCAATTGTTATTGAATATGAACGTGGTAACATTGGACTAGGATATATTATTCGCAATTGGAGACACATACACAATGAGAATCTTTCAAATCAGTGGCAAGGGTCGAGTTGGGAAAACAACTGTAGCCCAAGAAATACAGAAGAAAGCATTTGAATCTGGATTTATTCCAGTTATTCTTCCATTTGCTGACTCATTAAAGAAAGCAGCAGCAGAACTTGGATACTCTAAGGAATCAAATCCAGATGAGTATCGTAAGTTTTGTCAGGAACTTGGTGCTGGAAAGAGAAAGGAAGATCCTAATTACTGGATCAATAAAACCTTTGAGACTATCCAAGAGTATATGCTAAAGGAAGTTGACAATCAACTTGAAGAAAAACCATATTGGGAATATGTTATTATTCAAGATGATGTAAGGTACATGAATGAACTTGCTCTTGGTAGAGAGCTTGCTGCTATTCAAATCTTTATTGACTCTGGTGGTAGAGAACTTCCTGAGCATGATACTGCTTGGAGAAACCATGAAAGCGAAGAGCTAGCTAACAGCGCAGAAGAATCGTTTGGCAAACCAAACAGTAACTATGAAGATCTGTTTGATATTATTTTGTTTAATGGTTCTACTGTAGCTCATCTCAAGGAAGATATTAATTCTGATTTTGATGCCTGGGTTGAACTAGGTAAACTAGAAATAGAAGAAATGGACTGGACAGAAGAGGATGAATAAGCCAAATGAAGCTATTCTGGATGGAGATATTCTGGCCTACCGTGCAGCGTTCTGGGCTGACCAAGAAGGCATTGATGCATTGCAAGAAAGAATCAACCAGGACATCATTAACTGGACTCCCCCTGGTGTGGACACGGTATATATTGCTATGTCGTGCCCAAGGGAAAAGAACTACAGAAGGATGTTCTGGCCTGAGTATAAAAAGCACAGAGATGATTTCAAGCCACCAGACTCAATGAAGTATTCTATTGAGTGCATCTATAGTACAAACCTAATTACTAGATGCGTAGATAATCTAGAAGCAGATGATCTAATTGGCATGGTTGTTTCTGAGGGTAGGTGTATTGGGGTTACTGTTGACAAGGACCTACGCCAAATTCCTGGGTGGCATTGGAATCCAGACAAGGAAACAGAACCCGTGTGTATTACTGAGTCAGACGCTAATAGGTATTTCTATCAGCAGTGGATGACCGGAGATACTACTGATAATATTTGGGGCTTATGGAAAGTAGGCCCAGCCAAAGCAAAGAAAGTACTGGATAATAATCCACCAGAAGATTGGGATAAGATTATTATGGACATGTACCTAGCAGAGAATTGGGATAAAAGACCCGAGGATAAGGTGCCAAACATGACACCAGAAGAGTTTGCTTTGTCCCAAGCTAGGTGTGTTAGGATCCTTAGAAGTGGCGATTTCAATAAAGAAACACGCCAAATAAACCTATGGAGTCCTAATAACCTAACTGTTAGAAACATTTTAGACTTACAGAAGGAGAAAGAATGAGTAAGATATTTGAAGATTTCGTGGCAGTAGACAAGTATTGCCGTTGGGTTCCCGAGTTAGGTAGACGAGAAACTTGGGAAGAAGCCGTTACTAGATACTTTGACTACTTGAATAATCGGTTTGAGTTAAAGAAGAAGCTTCCTCTCTCAATGATGGAAGATCTTAATAAAGCCAAACAGATGATGATTAACCGCGAGATCTTTGGATCTATGAGAGCACTAATGACGGCTGGTCCTGCGTTAGATAAGGATGATGTGGCTGCATACAACTGCTGCTATGTTGCTGTAAACTCTATAGAATCTTTCTCTAATATTCTTTACACACTTGCATGTGGTACTGGTGTTGGGTTCTC